GTAGTGTTCGTAAGCCTGTTCAAGCCTACTACGTAGGGTGTGGAAGTTGGCATCGGTCAGTGCCTCAAGCATCACAGCCATGATGTCACCACCGTCCCACTTGCAAGTACGTGAGACATGTACTGCTAACGTTTCAATTTCAGAGTCAATCATATTAATTCCAGACGTTGATGTGAGAGCGTTTGTTCTCGCTTACAGTTAGTGCCACAAGACGACCTGTCTTGATCGGATGTTCGCCGTACAAGTGGACGAAGCTGTCATACTTGTATGGGTTGTAGGTGACGGCTGTACCGTTGTAAACGATGCGCTCAATGGTGAGTTCATCGTCAAGGCTACCTATCCACTGACCAACAACACCAGCATGAACGTTCTTTTTACGTTCACGAAGGACACGCTGACGACCTGCCTCAGACACCTTGAACACACCATCAGACAGCAACACCTTGTCACTGTGTGCCACGACACGACCTTTGTTCTTACCCTCAAGCGCTTTAATGCTAAAGCATTTACGATGAAGGTTGAAGTAGACGAATACTTTTAACATATGTTTCCTTTCAGGAAGCGTTAAGTTGTTGTTTAGATGGTTGCAGCAGTATTGACGCATCAACAGCGCCACACCTGCACCGTTTTCCGAACTCGTTGATGTATGTCAACTGCACCATTATACGAGTGTTACAAGATGAACTGTATGCTTCGATGACAGTGTAGACCTGTGCATCAATGTTGTCATTCATCACCACCTTGTCACCGACACGGGGAAGCTTTGTAAGCTTTCGTGTCTGTAGTTGTTCATAGTGTAGACGGGCATCGTCATGGTCGAAACCGCCTCTTCGAGTTGTGTACATTTTGTTTCCTTTCAGGAATTAATAATCGTCATGCCAATTGGCGGGATTTTGCAGTTGCTGACCGAAGCAATTGTACCATCGGCCACATTCACATTTAATGTCAAAGCCACCATCATCACTGTGTGCCTCAAGCTTCAGGTGACATGCACATTTCCATTGACGGGTATATGTGCCATCTTCGTTTTCAATAATTTTCATGTTGTTTCCTTTCAGGAAGGCTTGATATAAACCCTGTGACCCTGTGCCACAGAGCTTATGAAAGCCACGTCATTATCTGCACCGACCCCGATGCCATGACGTAGTCCCTATGCATATTTTCACCGCCATATGCTAGAGCAGGACATGGATGTTGCGTCCCATGAATAACGCTGGCCTATTTCAGACATCTGTCACATGTCATACTGACACCACACTAGGTTTTTAAAGAACAATTTGTTGGTGGCGATGCACCGATGGCCTCAATTATAAGGACTTTGCAAAACCCCTGTCAAACGTAGGGACTTTGCAAAGCCTCCCCCGAAGGGGAAGCGTTGCCTCATGCTACATACTTGGCACCTGAGCCGTGTGCCACAACAGCGATTGACTTGGCTTTCACGCTATTGCCAGCACACAATCCACACTTCTCACATGTCGTCTTCGCACCGCCTTCGGCAGTAGCAGGACACACAATCTCGCTACCACGGATGATGTCATTGACGTTGGCAACGATACGGAATGTACGGCGACCCAATGACCAAGACAGCGAAGCTGCTGTAACCGATTCAACCGATTCCATGTAGAGGGCAGGGTTGAATGCAGCACCTTCGGTGTTAGCTTGGTGACTGTAACCGGTGTGGCCTTCAGCTTCGCTGATCAACTCATTCCATACCGATGAAGGGACAGCGGCACCGTCACCGTAGGTGCCGATTCTAACCATACGACCCTTACCAATGGTGGCTAAGCTTTCAGCTTTAGGATACTTACCGGCAACGAAACCCTTGAAAACGATGACCGGCCCTTGACCGATGACAACATAGCATGACCGATTCTTGGCAAGCTTCGCTTTAGGGTCATCGGTGGCTGTGCCACGGTGAGGACATGTGCCACATATTGCAACATCGGCACCGGTCTTGGATGCATCACGGGGATCCATGTCACTACGGATGATGTATGTCTGTATCATGTCCGCTGTCTTGCTGTTGCTTGACTTCGTCAAGGCGATGGCAACGATGGGGCTGCCGTCAATCAACGATGGGCCTTGATATACTACGTATCCGGTGGGTTTTGCTGCGTTTTTCATGATTGTTTACCTTCGGTAAGTGACAGCGGGAATCGCCGTCGATGGGTTAGATTGTACAGACCTTTGAAAGACCTTGCAAGTTGTGGGGTTATTGTGCTTTCAATGCAACGAAGTTGCCACGGCGGTACACAGTTGCAACGTCATAACATGCTGCCCATTGCAAAGCTTCGCTTCGGGTGAAAGTGTAATGACGTTTTGCAAAGCCATTGCCGATTGTCATATAACCGAAGGTTTTCTTCAGTGCCAGAGCGATTTCGTCTTGCATGAGGTACAAGGCCATGATGAATGAGGTGATGCAAATGATAGCGTACATGATTGTTCCTTCGGAAATGTTAAAGGGTTTTCGTTGCCATCCCCCTTTAGGGGGACAGCGCAGCATTATCAGGCCATTAACTGGCGATACAGATCATACAATTCATTGTATGTTGCAACCTTTCCTGTTGCTACAGCAACCAACATAGACATGTTGTCAACGTTACCACATTGCAGCTTCGCTGCTTCGTACAGTTTTGCATTCTGCAAAGCAATGATAATTTGTTCGATTGACATGATGTTTTCCTTCGGAAATGTTAAGCGTTGACGAATTGTTCGGCTTCAGCCAGTGTATCAAACGATGCAACGAAGTTGCCTTCGCTGTCGTATACACCGTATTCAGTGACTACGTCACCATCGAAGCCATCGGCGCAGATTTCAAGAGGCAGTGCCACTGATGTTGCTTCACCGTCTTCGACGGCATCCAAGTATGCACATGCCGCCTCAATGCTGGTGAATTCCTTCACGATGGACGTTTTGTCTTTGATGACGGCCCAGCCGATGTTGCCTTTGGCATTTGTGATTTCGTTGATTGTGAACATGTTGTTTACCTTCGGTAAGTGAGAGCAGCAAAATCGCTGTTCGGCCTCAATTATGCAGACTTTCAAATGGCCTTGTCAAATGTGGGGTTATTAGACCACAATCGGCAAAGGGTCTTTCTCATGCGTGGTTGCATTATGCAGCGGGTAAGACGATGTGGTCGATAGGTTTTCTTTATCGAATACCGCCCTTCGATAGTCCCCGGTGTGCTTAAAAAAGAGGCACTAACCTGTCCCCAATTAAATAAATCACCGATATTGAATCAGTTTCCTTATGCATGTAAGTCTTTGAATTCATTGAAGATCTACATATGCGGGTCAAATTGGATGCGCCTATGCGTTGCACCCTGCGCTGCGATGTATGCTTATGTATGCGGCTGCGCGGCTGCGCCTAAGCATGGCGTGGGCGTGGGCCAGTGGGGGGTCGGGCGCTAGTTGTATACCGCTAAGCCCACAGAGGGGCATTTTTAGATCTGTTAACCAGTACAGAATCTGCACCGTGTCTTACCTACAATCTAGCCCACCCACGTCCTACAACACGTTTCCATTTATGTATTAGTAATGGATGTATTGTTTCCCCATACAACACAAATGTTTCCTATTTAGCTACACAATGTTGTTGCAAAACAACACAATGAAATATATCGCTTGACAAGATTTTGATGGTTGGTATAACATTGGGGTGTTGGGGTGTTGTTGCTCTATATAGTCTATGTAGAAAACCATTTAGATCCACATAGATAGATAGCTACATACCCTATATAGCTAAATAGTTCTATAGGGCTATATAGACAAAATCGACCATGAAGATATTGTCTTTAAGAACAAACAATTTGTTTCCTATAGTTGTTTACTTTGTTGCCCTTTAGCTATATACTACTTCATACCTAGCCTACACAATCTAGTAGGCAGCCTATGAAGACTATATAGCCTATGAAACAAAATAGACAAACATTTATTGATTATTTGTTAGACAAAAAAGAGTTGTTGCTAACGAAAGATCAAGTAGAAGCTAAAGGGCTTCTAAACAGTCCACCATACTCTTATACTGCCAAGATCTATATAGCTCTACACAGAGGCAGTTTAGATAACATTTATGTTCCTCATTCAGATGTTTATTATGTTAGAGCCTCTGTTGAGAAAGAGACAGGCTTTTATTTTCCGTTAGACAACATCGAAGAAGCGATGAAAGCTAATGGGTGGCGCGATAGGCGCAATAGTTGGAGATATTGACATGGCAATCAAAAGAGGCAGTGAAGAATTCAGTGGCTACAACAAGCCAAAGGCAACACCCGATCATCCAACAAAGAGTCATGTTGTGTTGGCTAAGGATGGTGACAACATCAAACTCATCAGGTTTGGTCAGCAAGGTGTTAAAGGAAGCCCTGAAGGGTCTAAGCGCAATGAAGCCTTTAAAGCCCGTCATGCTTCTAACATCGCTAAGGGTAAGATGTCTGCTGCATGGTGGGCGAATAAAATAAAGTGGTGATATAACATATGTATGTTGCTCAATACATCATCTGCATAGCTCAATGGTGTATGGTGTTGGAATATGAGCACTATGTAATGTACAATGACAAACAGCGCTGTGAAGCAGCAGCGACTGTGAAGGCAAAAGAGTTGGTGGTTTTGTTGAAAGACAAAGCTGTTGAAGCTGTAGCGTTTCGTTGTGTTGACAAAAGCAACAGCAGTGTTTGAGGCAATGCCTCGTTTATAAAGGAAACATTATGGCTACGATGAAGACAGATGCACAGAAGGTTACAGAGTTGCGTAAACAGGCAATGGATAAGTCGTTGCCTCAAGAGGTGCGCGATATGGCTGACAAGAAGGCCAATGAAATTGAGGGCAAGTCTGTTGAGAAAGCAACAGGTATGAAGCTGGCTAAGGGTGGTGCTGTTAAGGCGGCTGTTAAGGCAGCTAATAGTCCATTGCTTCCCCCTTATTTGCGATCAAAGGGTTCGATACCATCTGTTACACAAGTTGCAAAAACAACGGCAACACCAACGAATATCAAGCAAGTGAATCCAGCTATGATGGCTAAGGGTGGTGCTGTTGCTAAAGAGTTGCCAAAGCGTGGTAGCCGTACAGCCACCAACATGGCGAAGGGTGGCTCTGTAGCTAAGAAGGCTAAGAAGTAATGGCAAAAGCCAAGAGCACTGTCAACGCCGCAGGCAACTACACCAAGCCAGACCTGCGCAAGAAAATTGTGGCGCAGGTTAAGGCTGCTGCAACGCAAGGCACTGGTGCTGGACAGTGGAGCGCAAGGAAGGCTCAGCTTGTTGCTAAGAAATATAAAGCCGCTGGTGGCTCTTACAAAGACTGAAATGAAAGCTCCACAGAAATCTCTCAAAGACTGGACAGAACAGAAATGGACAACCAAGTCTGGTAAGCGTTCTTCAGACACTGGTGAGCGCTATCTGCCTGAAGCTGCCATCAAAGCTTTGTCACCTGCTGAGTATGCTGCCACCACGAAAGCTAAGCGTGAAGGCAAAGCTGCTGGTAAACAATTTGTTGCTCAACCAAAGAGCATTGCTAAGAAAACTGCGAAACATCGCTAAAGGAAAAACTCATGGCTACAAAGAAAGCATTCAAGCCCTGCGAAGGCTGTCCCACTCCTGCTAAATGCAAGGCTGCTGGTAAGTGTATGGCTAAAGAAGGCAAGGGTGGTAAGCCTATGGTTGCCATAATGATTGGTGTTGGTAAGCCTATGAAGAAAGGTAAATGATGGATCAAAAAGAAATCGAAGAAAGCCGTGCTAGATTTAGCATGTCCGGTGGCGCTAACACTTTCAAGAATGATGGTGTTAAAGGTGTTGGCGGTGGTGGTCGCATTGGTATGTCTAAAGAACTAGACTCTGGCGACCATGTTTCTGCTGGTGTCAGCGGTATGGCATCAAAGGTTAAGGTTGATACATCTGAAGGTGGAAAAACTTTTACACAGAAAAGGATCACTGGTGTTGATGCTGCCTACACTAAGGGTGATACGACCTATGGTGTTTCAGCATCTAGGCAACCTATGATGGATGGTAAGATGGATAAGCGACTTAACTTGTCCATTACAAAGTCTTTCGCTAAAGGTGGTGCTGTTACTAAACAAACCAAGAAGCAAACAAAGAAGATTGCCAAAGTGATGGGTGAGTTCAAAGAAGGAACCCTGCATAGTGGTAAAGGTGGTCCTGTTGTGAAGTCTCCTAAGCAAGCCATTGCGATTAGCTTGTCTGAAGCCAAAGTGAAGCCTAAAAAGAAATGAGCAAAGAACCTAAGATTCGTAGCGTTGGTAAAGTGTTGACGGCTGGTGCTGCTAACACTGTCTACACCTGCCCTGCCAACTTTGTTGCCAAGATGCATTTGTTGTTTGTCTCCAATCATGGTGGCAACAACAAAACTGTTTCTGTTCAATGGAACGATGTTAGCGCTAGTCAAAGCTATTACATTGTTGGTGGATATGTGTTGTCTGCTTATGGCTATCTCAAACTTGATGGTAGCTATCTTGTTCTTGACCCCGGTGACACAATTATTGTCACTCCAGAGGCAGGGGCTACTTGTGACACTGTCGTCACAGTTGAAGAATATTATGAACAAGGACTTTTCTGATGGCTAAAAAAGAACTTACAGAACAGCAAAAGCGTTTCCTTGAAGTGTTGTTTGCTGATGCCAATGGCAACATCAATCAGGCTATGAAGATGGCAGGATTCTCTGAGGGCTATAGCCGCAGACAACTGACCAATTCTTTGAGGGAAGAAATCATTGAAGCTACACAGCTTTACATCGCTATGGCGGCTCCAAAGGCTGCGGTGGCTATGATTGCTGCCATTGACGATCCTACAGAGCTTGGATTGAAAGAGAAGATGTCAGCGGCTAAAGACTTGCTTGACCGTGCAGGCTTGGTTAAGACAGAGAAGGTTCAGGTTGAAAGCACTGGTGGCATCATGGTGTTGCCTGCTAAGGAACGTGAGGAAGAATAATGGAACCGTTTGATTTCGGCTTAGGCACATTCATATTGCCGCAGCCTGAGACAAAGGTTGAGTATGTTAAGATACCAAGGTTGTCACGCACTGTTCCTTTTGGGTATGTTGTAGACAGTGAAGACGATGGATGGCTTCAACCTGTAGCTCTTGAGCTTGATGCTCTTGAAAAGGCTAAAAAGTATTTGAAGCAATATAGCTCTAGGCAGGTGGCGGCATGGATAACCACTGTCACTGGTAGAGAGATAAGCCATGTAGGTCTATTGAAACGTATAAAGAATGAACAGTCCCACAAACGCAAATCCTCTACTTATCGAAAGCTTGCCGAAGGGTACGAAAAAGCCCTTAAGAAAGCGCAAGAGTACGAAGAAAGAACCGGAACAAAAGACGGAAGCTTCTTCGATAGTGATAGATACGTCCAACTTAGCGCCACCTTCTCCGACAACCGCACCGATAGTTGAACCTGTTGAGTATGAGAACATCATATTCAAGCCCAACCCCGGCCCACAGACAAACTTCTTAGCTGCGTCAGAACGTGAAGTGTTGTATGGTGGTGCAGCCGGTGGTGGTAAGAGCTATGCCATTCTTGCCGATCCTTTGCGCTACATTGCCCATCCACAATTTAGTGGACTCATTCTTCGACACACCACTGAAGAACTGCGAGAACTGATTTGGAAATCGCAGGAGATGTATCCAAAAATCTATCCCGGCATTAAGTGGAGTGAACGAAAGATGCAATGGCAGCATCCAAGTGGTGGCAAACTATGGATGTCCTACCTTGACCGTGACGAAGATGTCATGCGTTATCAGGGTTTGTCGTTCTCCTACATCGCTTGGGATGAGTTGACACAGTGGCCTACGCCATTTGCGTACAACTACATGCGTTCACGGCTACGTACAGCAGCGCCTGACCTGCCTGTATTCATGAGAGCTACCACCAACCCCGGTGGTCCCGGTCATCAATGGGTCAGGAAGATGTTCATTGTGCCTGCACCACACGGTAAAAGCTTTTGGGCAACCGATGTAGAGACAGGACAGGTGCTGACCTACCCCAAAGGGCACAGCAAAGAGGGACAACCGCTGTTCAAACGTAAGTTCATCTCTGCAAAACTGGCAGACAACCCCTATTTGGCTGAGTCAGGTGACTATGAAACCATGTTGTTGTCCCTACCGGAGCACCAACGTAAGCAATTGCTTGAGGGAAACTGGGATATTGCAGAGGGTGCAGCATTTTCTGAGTTCAATAGAGCCATTCATGTGGTTGAACCCTTCATTATTCCGTCTAGTTGGCCCCGTTTCAGGTCTTGTGACTACGGATATGGTAGCTATAGCGCTGTATTGTGGTTTGCTGTAGCACCCGATGAAAGTTTGGTGGTATATAGAGAGCTTTATGTCAGCAAAGTGCTGGCAGAAGACCTTGCTGTGATGGTAATGAATGCTGAAGATGGTGAAAAGATTCGTTATGGTGTACTAGATAGCTCATGTTGGCACAAACGTGGGGATACTGGACCCTCTATTGCTGAACGAATGATCATGAAGGGGTGTAGATGGCGACCCGCTGACCGTTCTGCTGGTAGCCGCATTGCAGGTAAGAACGAAATACACCGACGACTACAGGTTGACCCCTATACAGGTGCTCCTCGTATTGTTTTCTTCAATACCTGTACACAAATCATTGCTGATTTACCCACTCTTCCTATTGATAAGACGAACATGGAAGATATTAACACCAAAGTAAGCAACGATCACACTTATGACGCTTTGCGTTATGGAGCAATGTCGCGTCCACGTAGTGGGTTGTTTGACTTTGATTCTTCTATACAACGTACAGGTAGAGTGATTGCAGATCCCACAATGGGGTACTAACATGGTATACCTTTACACATTGACGTTCTAACACGGAAACAATATGGCACTAATTGACAAACCTACAACCGATAAAACAATTGCACTAGATGACTCTAAAGCTGGCGAAGACTCTTTTAAAGCTGGTGGATTGATTTCGTTCATTCAAAACCGATACACCAAAGCTGAAGAGGCTCGACGCTCTGATGAGACTCGTTGGCTCAAAGCCTATCGCAACTATCGTGGTTTGTACGGTCCTGATGTTCAGTTTCTTGAGACTGAAAAGTCGCGTGTGTTCGTCAAAGTTACAAAGACCAAGGTGTTGGCTGCGTATGGTCAGATTATTGATGTGTTGTTTTCTAACAACAAATTCCCGTTGAGCATTGACCCATCGGTATTACCTGAAGGTGTTGTTGATTCTGTTCACTTCGATCCTAAAGCTTCACCTGATGCACCAGCTATTCCATTCGGTGAAGAAGGTGCTGCCAATATTGGTAAAGACTTTGACCTAGACAAGCTTGAGGAGATGCTTGGTTCGTTGAAGGATGACTTGAAAGATGTTCCCGGCCTCAAGAAAGGACCGGGGGTTACACCAACTTCTGTTACGTTCTATCCCGCTATGGTTGCGGCTAAGAAGATGGAGAAGAAGATTCATGACCAACTTGACGAGAGCAATGCAAGTAAGCATTTGAGATTGTCTGCTTTTGAAATGGCACTGTTCGGCACAGGTGTGATGAAGGGTCCGTTCGCTGTCAATAAAGAATATCCAAACTGGACAGAAGACGGTGAATATAAACCAACACTCAAAACTGTACCAGAAGCATCACATGTTTCGTTATGGAACTTTTATTGGGATCCAGACTCAAACAACACAGACGAATCCCAATACGTCATTGAGCGTCATAAAATGTCGCGTACACAGCTTCGTGCTTTGAAGCGCCGTCCTCATTTCCGTGGCAATGTAATTGATGAAATCATTGCTGGTGGTGAAGGCTACACCAAGAAGTATTGGGAAGACACCTTAAAAGACTATGCTCTCAACTATGGCGTTGATCGCTTTGAAGTGTTGGAGTATTGGGGCAACGTTGAAGTTGAGTTGCTTGAGGAAAATGACATTGATGTTCCTAAAGAGTTTGAAGGTGAGCTTCAAGCCAACATCTGGTTCTGTAATGGTAAGATTATTCGTCTTGTGTTGAATCCTTTTAAGCCAGCCAAGATTCCGTACTACGCTGTCCCTTACGAACTAAACCCCTACTCTCTGGCAGGTGTTGGTATCGCTGAGAATATGGACGATACACAAACCTTAATGAATGGTTTTATGCGTATGGCAGTGGACAACGGAGTCTTGTCTGGCAACCTTGTTTTTGAAATTGATGAAACCAACCTTGTACCGGGGCAGGACATGAGTGTATATCCCGGCAAAGTGTTTCGTCGTCAAGGCGGTGCGCCGGGGCAGGCATTGTTTGGAACAAAGTTTCCTAACGTGTCTCAAGAGAACCTACAGATGTTTGACAAAGCCCGTCAGCTTGCTGATGAATCAACAGGTATGCCATCGTTTGCTCACGGTCAAACTGGTGTGAGTGGTGTTGGTCGTACAGCATCAGGCATCTCCATGTTGATGAATGCTGCCAGCGGTTCTATCAAAACTGTCATCAAGAACGTTGACGATTATTTGCTTGCACCAATCGGTAAAGCATTCTTCAACTTCAACATGCAGTTTGACTTTGATCCAGAGATTAAGGGTGACTTGGAAGTTAATGCTCGTGGTACAGAATCGTTGATGGCAAACGAAGTGAGAAGCCAGCGCTTGATGCAGTTTATGCAGATTGTGTCTAGCCCAACGCTTATGCCATTCGCTAAGATGCCTTACATCGTTCGTGAGATTGCTAAGTCAATGGATCTTGATCCTGATAAAGTATCTAACAACATGGATGAGGCAATGCGTCAGGCTGCTCTGATGGCACCACCACCTGCTCCTGCTGCACCAACTGAGCCGGGTGCTCCACCTGTGCCGGGTGCTGGCGGTCCTCCCGGTGTTGCTGACATGACAGGCGGTGGTGGTGGCAACATTGGTGTTGGTGCTGCTGCACAACCGGGGGAGCAAGGGTTTAGTGCCGCACCTCCACAGGCTCCAGCAGGTATTCAATAATGGATAAAGTGTTTCTTCCAAAGCTAAAGGGTATGTTGAACAGCCCTCATTTATGGGATGCGTTTGTGGCAAAGCTTGACCATGACATTGAACAACAACAACGTAAGCTTGAACAAGCAACAGACATGCAAGAAGTGTTTAAGGCGCAGGGTGCTATTGCTGCATTGCGTCATCTCAAGTATTTAAAGGATGAAATAAATCATGCAAGCTGAAATGAATAGGTTGTTCGCTGAAGGCGGTGTGTTGCAAGAGGGCGGCACAGTCGATCCTGTCTCTGGTAATGAAGTACCTCCCGGTGCTATGGCAGAAGAAGTGAGAGATGATATTGATGCCAAGCTCAGTGAAGGCGAGTTTGTTTTTCCTGCTGATGTAGTGCGTTATTGGGGTTTGGAAAAGCTCATGATGATGCGTGACAAAGCTAAGATGGGTCTGAAGAAGATGGCAGAGATTGGTCAGATGGGTAATGCTAACGAAGTACCTGACGGTGAAGCTCTGCATGGTGGTGAAGAGGAGATGGACGATGAAGAGTTCTCGTCTGAGATTGATTCCATCATGAGTGAAGAAGGCGGTGGTGAAGACCGTGAATATGATAAGGGTGGATATGTTGTACCAGAGAATGAGAAACTCTATCGTGACGCTCCCATCAAGGGTTTTGAAATGGTGGCGATGGTCAATGATGCTGGTCAAACCATCTACATTCCATTCATTAATGGTGTAGCTCAGTTGTCTATTCCTACTGGTTACAAAGTGAAGACTACTGGTGCTACTGAAACATCTACTACAACTACACCTGCTAAATCAGGTGGTGGTACTGGAGGAACTGGTGGAGATGTTGGTGTTGGTGGTGAAGGTGGTCCTAGTGACGGCGGCGGCACTACATCCGGTCCGGGATTTACTATCGGAGATGATGGTAAAGCTGTAGCGAATGAAACAAGTACAACACTTGGATCAATAGTTGGTGGAATTTTAGGATTTGCTACTCTTGGACCTGCTGGTATCAATATTGGCTCTAAAGCTGGTGCAGCGCTTGTTGGGCAATTAAACTTTGCAAATGCGCAAGCAGCTATGTCTTTTAACGTTGCTACTAAAGATACAACCGATCCTGCAAACCTTACAGATGTTACATCACAAGCAGCAACTATGGGGAAATCTGGAACAGGTGGCGCTGCTGCCGCTGCTGGTGCTGCCGCTGCTTCTGCTGCCGCCAACGCTGGTCACGGTCCTGCTGCACAAGGGGCTGCTGCACAAGCCGCTGCCGATGCAATCGTTGGTGGTGCAAGCCCATCAGCCGCAGCACAAGCAGGCGCTGATGCCGCTGCATCAGCCTCTGGTGGCACAACTGGACCCGGTTCAGCCACTGGTTTTGGTGTTGGAAGCTCTATTGGTATTAATTCTATGGATGCTCAAAGTGATGCAGCTTCTGCTGCTGCTGCTGGTTATGCCGCTGCTGATGCCGTTGGTGCTGAAGGTTTGGGTGTTGGTAATATAGGCGGTGGTACAACGAGTGGTGGTAATACTGGTGGACTTGGATTTGGTACAACTGGAACCGACACAGGAACTGATGGTACTGGTGCAGGTACTGGTGGTGGCGGTGGCGGCGGTGGTGGTGTAGGTGCTGGTAATGATGGTGGTGGTATAGGTGCAGGTGAAGGACTTGCCAAAGGTGGTCTTGTTTCTAAACCAAAGAAATCCAATTCAAAAGGTTTAGCAGGTCGTCGTAAGTAATATACAATATGAATACCAGAGTCTGTGGTGGGCAGACTGGTACTAAACAATACCCACCATCATTGGCTACCTCTCTCCGAGACACATAGTCTCCTACAGTGCAGCCCCAACTTAAAAGGTAAATATGTCTGAAATGGTTATGGAACAGCAATCGCAGAAAACTGCCATTGTCCCCTTTGGTAAACGCAATGCCAATCGTGAGCGCATTGAACGAGAAGAAGCTGAACTCAAACAATTGTCTGATGAAAACAAACCAGCAAATGAAGACTCTGGTGATGACAGCAACTTGAGCGCTGAAGAGAAAAGCTTCAAGAAACGCTATGGTGATCTTCGTCGTCATTCACAACAACAAGCTCTTTCATTGCAAAAGCAAATTGACGAGTTGAAACAGCAGCTTACACAGTCTACGGAACAACAGATTAAGCTGCCAACCAGCGAGGCAGAACTGGCAAATTGGGCAAGGACATATCCTGACGTGGCAAAGATTGTTGAAACAATTGCAATCAAGAAAGCCAAAGAACAAACAGCAGCGCTTGATGAGCGCTTCAAAGCTTTGGATGAGCGAGACAAACTGACAGCGCGAGAGAAGGCTGAACTTGAATTGTTAAAGCTACATCCAGACTTTGACACTATCCGAGCTACAGATGACTTCCACGACTGGGCAAATGAACAACCAAAATGGGTGTATGATGCTTTATATGAGAACGATACAGATGCTCGTTCTGCTGCTCGTGCCATTGATCTTTATAAGGTTGATCGCAACATTGGTAAAACGAAATCGAAGAAGGAAGATACTTCTGCGGCACAGGGCATCCGTACCCGCAGTGAGCGATCTGCCCCAATCAGTCAAGACACCGATGGTGTAATCTACGAGTCACAAGTAGATAAAATGACTTCTTTGCAATACGAAAAAAACCTCGAAGCCATTCAAAAGGCTATGCAAGCTGGTAAGTTTGTATACGATATGACTGGTGGAGCACGTTAAACACTTGACAACTTTTAAAAAATCATAGTATAACTATGACATGGTGGTGAAATGCCACCAACTCTATAGCATCGCCGCTGATTGCAACAGCCACCGATCAATAGTATTTTTAGTGATGACACTTGTTGTGTCAGTATGTAACGCAAAACAATAAACTGTCAGAAATACCTGAAGTTTTATTGGCCCGTCATGTTCCATTGGGCACTTTGGAACTGTAACGTACCCGATAAAGTCAGCCTCTGTAGTAGTGTTAGCGTATTTAATTATATGCCAATATATCTATAGGAGATTTAAAATGGCTTTTCCTTCCGCTGCCGGTTACGGCAACTTGCCTAATGGCAATTTCTCGCCCGTTATTTATAGCAAGCAAGTTCAACTTGCCTTCCGTAAAGCTTCCACTGTTGAAGACATCACCAATAGCGACTACTTCGGTGAAATCGCTAACATGGGTGATAGCGTCAAGATCATCAAAGAACCTGAAGTGTCGGTGCAAGCCTATGCTCGTGGTACTCAGATCACTGCTCAAGACCTCGACGACGAAGACTTCACTCTGGTTGTTGATCAGGCTAACTACTACGCCTTCAAGATTGATGACATCGAAGCTGCTCACTCACATGTGAACTTCATGCAGATGGCTTCTGATCGTGCTGCCTACCGTTTGCGCGACAACTATGACCAAGACGTTTTGGCATATCTGTCGGGCTACTCCCAGTCGGCTAAGCACGTTGTTGGTGATACTGCTCGTACCACTGCTCCCGGCACTAAGGCTGTTGCCTCTGCTGGTTCTGACGAACTGTTGTCCAGCATGAAGCTGAGCCGTCCCAACTTCAGCAACCTGACTAGCGCTGGTTCTACTGGTGACTCCATCCCATTGGCTCCACGTTTCCCCGGTGCTACTGGTGCTTCTACCACTACTGTTTCCCCTCTGACTGTGATTGCCCGTATGGGCCGTCTGTTGGATCAACAGTTGGTTGACACACAAGGTCGCTGGTTGGTCGTTGACCCCGTGTTCGTTGAGATGTTGAAAGACGAAGACAGCCGTCTGTTGAATGGTGACTTCGGTGGTTCCGGTTTGCAGAACGGTCTGATCCTGAACAACCTGCACGGCTTCCGTATCTATGTGTCTAACAACACTCCTAAGATTGGTACTGGTCCCGGCACTTCTGGTGCTTCTGCTCAGTCTAGTAACTTCGGCGTGATTGTTGCAGGTCATGACTCTGCTGTGGCAACTGCTCAGCAATTGACAAAGACCGAGACATATCGTGATCCCGACAGCTTCGCTGACATCGTGCGTGGTATGCACCTCTATGGCCGAAAAATACTCAGACCCGAGGGTATTGTGACTGCGTTGTACAACGTGGCCTGATGAAACAGGGGAGGCTCAAAAGGCTTCCCCGTTTATATATTTACACATAAAGGAAATCTAAAATGGCTCTCGTTCAATCTGTGCGCTACGCTCCAGTTCTCGTGGAGAAAGTCGTATCACTCGCTGCTTCTTCTGGTACTGCTGTCGGTATCTCTGTTCCTGCTGGCACTACTGTGTTGGCTGCTGGTTTTCAAAACTTCACCGTTGTTCCTGACGTTACTACTTACACTTTGGACGTTACTGACGGCACCACTGTGTTTGCTAACGACTTGAACTTCGACAACACTGCTGCCAATACAAACAAGGGCGGCGTAACTCCCGGCTTCATTGCTGCTGCTGACACCATCGACGTTGTCACTACTATCTCTGGTTCGCCCGGTATCATCACTGGTCGTGTCTGGGCTGTAGTGGTTGACTGCTCTAAGAGTGCTCAAGCTGCTGCTGACGTTGACCGCGATCAACTGGCTTAATCGCCCGTAACTCATGGGGTGGGTCGTCAAAGGCTCACCCCTTTCTTGCTTATAAATATGTCAACATACCTTTCTTTAACAAATGAATTGCTGCGTAGAATGGGTGAAGTCACTATGGACTCCTCCGATTTTGACAATGCTAGAAACGTTCAAGCTCTAGCTAAAAATGCCATCAACTCATCTGTTAGAGAATTGATGCACTCTGTACAAGAGTGGCCTTTTGTATTGACCACTGTAACTAAAACACTTGCTACAGACGGTACTGCAACTTACGCTTTTCCTACAGATTTCTCCAGCGTTGATTGGGAATCGTTCTATCTCAAACAACTCACCGCCGCTAACAACCAACCTAAACGATTGCCTGTATTAACTTACACACAATACTTGGACGAGCGTAGACCTACAGAAGATCAAACTGGCACTGGTGGTTATGGTGCTCCTGAAGCAATATATCAAACACAAGAAGGATACTTTGGTGTGTCGCCAAAGTCTGATCAGGCTTATGAGATTGAATACAAATATTGGAAGTTCCCTGCTGATCTAGTTGATGCTACTGATACATGCATCGTACCTTCCAGATTCGACAACGTATTGATTGATGGTGCAATGACTTACATGATGTTGTATCGCTCTAATGAACAGAGCGCTGCCATTCATCGTGATAAGTTTGACAATGGCATCAAAACTATGCGCCGTTTGTTGATGGACGAACCTTTGACTATGCGCTCGACAATGATTGTTCCTGCGCTGGTTTCAACCAGAGTGATGTAATGGCAGATCGTATTAATGGTTTTAAAGTTACCTCTCTTGGTGGCTTAAACACGAACAAGGATGTGTTGTCACAGGGTGAGACAGAACCCGGTACTGCGTATTCTTTAATCAACTATGAGCCATCCATTAGCGGTGGCTATCGTCGTATTAGTGGCTATGCAAACAGCTATGGTACTGTCACTGGCACCGGTCCTGTGTTGGGTGTGATGGTTGCTGAAACGCTTAACAACAACATCTTTGCTTGCCGTGCTCCATCAACTGGTACAAACTATTTCTACAGATGGGTGTCAGCTACATCATCTTGGACAGCCATCAGCACACCCGGCACTGTGACGATGACTGGTGTAAAGAAGGTTAGGTTCATCAAGTACAACTGGGGTTCTGCTAAGATTTTGCTGACAGATGGTATCAACCCTGCTGCTGTCTATGATGGCACAACATACACACAAATCACCCACGCCAACGCTCCTGATTCTCCTAAGTATTCTGCTGCTTACAAGAACCACATCTTTCTCGCTGGTGATCCATCAGAGCCTTTCAATCTTTACTTCTCTGCTCCAGTAGCTGAGACAGACTTCAGCCCTGCCAGTGGTGCTGGTATTATTAACGTAGGTTTTGAGATTGTTCAGATCAAACAGTTTCGTGATGTGTTGTACATCTTTGGTAAGAATTCAATCAAGAGTTTAACCGGAACCAACATTGCAAACTTTGTTGTGTCTGAGGTCACTACCAACTTAGGATGTGTTGTTCCAGACAGCGTCATTGAAATTGGTGGTAATCTTTTGTTCCTTGGACCAGACGGGTTTAGACCTATTGCGGGTACTTCCAACATTGGTGACGTACAACTTGAGACTTTTTCTAAAAAGATTCAGTTTGCTATCAATGCTATTTTGGCTGACTTGTCTGGTGCAAACATTGATGTTGAAACAATTACTTCCATTGTCATACGTAAGAAATCACAGTTTCGTTTCTTGATTCCGTCTGATGGAATCTTTGGAATCTTAGGTGGACTGCGAGAAAGTAATGGTGGTATTGGTTTTGAATTTAGCCAATTGTTTGGTATTCCAGCAACATGCGCTGCCAGTGGGTATGTCAACAGTGACGAAATTGTCATTCATGGGGACTCTACAGGTAAGGTGTATCTTCAGGAGTCAGGATCATCGTTTAGCGGCGCTCCAATACTTTCTGTATATCAGACTCCTTACTACTATTTTGAAGATCCTACAGTTCGTAAAAACTTCTATAACATTACAACATTCCTTCGTAGTGAAGGCGCAAGCACCATTGCGTTGGCTGTATCGTATGACTTCGACGACTCCGTAGGTGTGTTCAACCCTGCCAACTATGATATAACAACGGCAGGTGCAGCAGCTTATTACAACGAAGCTGTATACGATGCTAATGCTATTTTCGATGGAAACCCATCACCAGTGGAGAAAACTAACATTGATGGTTCTGGTTTCTCTATCGCTTTCAAGTATGTGACAAACGATACCAATGCTAGTCACACCATTCAGGGAATTGTCCTGAACTATGCAACTAATGACAGGAGATAATCTTGACTGGATATGTAAGACAATCTACTGCTGACATCGTACCTACCGCCATTGTACGTGCAGCACCAATTAATAACGAGTTCAACACACTGCGTGATGCTTTCACAACTAACGCTGGTCACAAGCATGACGGCACTGCTGCTGAAGGTCATCCTATTCCACTGATTGGCGACAGCGATATGCTAAACAAGATTGCTACCGATACTGGTAACAATCGTCATGGTGTGTTTGTTGAAGTTGGTGGTGCTGCTGTAGAGCAAGTGCGCTTTCAAGATGGCGCAATTGTGCCTGTTACAGACAACGATGTTGATCTTGGCACTAGCGTCCTTGAGTTTAAAAACCTGTACCTGACAGGTGTTGGAAACATTGATAGCCTCATTGCTGACACTGCTGACATCAACGCAGGTACTATCGACAACACCATCATTGGAGCAACAACACCCGCTGCTGCTACAGTGACAACGCTGACCTCTAATAGCACTACCACTCTTAACGGTACAACCATTCCAGCGTCTAAGACTCTTGTTGTCACCACAGACAAACTGTCAGCACTTGCGCTCACAACATCTAGTGAATTGGCAGGTGTCATCTCTGATGAAACAGGCAGTGGTTCTTTGGTGTTTGCTAATACACCAACACTGGTCAGTCCTATATTGGGTACACCCACTAGCGCCACACTGACGAACGCTACAGGTCTGCCTATCTCTACAGGTGTCAGCGGTCTTGCCACTGGTGTAGCCACCTTCCTTGCCACTCCATCTTCAACAAACCTTCGTGCGGCTATAACAGATGAAACAGGCACTGGTTCTGCTGTGTTTGCCACATCACCAACACTTGTTACTCCTGTGTTGGGAACACCCACCAGCGTCACCCTAACGAACGCTACAGGTCTTCCTATCTCTACAGGTGTTAGCGGCTTAGGTACTGGTGTAGCCACCTTCCTTGCAACACCATCATCTACCAACCTTCGATCAGCTTTGACGGACGAGACAGGCACTGGCTCTGCTGTGTTTGCTACATCACCTACCTTGGTCACTCCTATTCTTGGTACACCAACTTCTGCAACACTGACGAATGCAACAGGTCTTCCTATTGCAACAGGTGTCAGCGGCTTAGGTGCTGGTATTGCCACCTTTCTTACCACTCCATCTTCTGCAAACTTGGCATCGACTGTTACCGATGAAACAGGTAATGGTGCTTTGGTATTTGCTACATCACCTACACTGGTCACTCCAATCCTTGGTACGCCGACCAGTGTTACTTTGACGAACGCTACAGGTCTTCCTATCTCTACAGGTGTTAGCGGCTTGGGTACTGGTGTTGCGACAGCACTTGCTGTCAACGTAGGCTCTGCTGGTGCTCCTGTTGTCAACGGTGGTGCGCTCGGCACACCATCAAGCGGTACAGTGACTAACCTAACTGGTACAGCCTCCATCAACATCAACGGCACTGTTGGTGCGACCACACCTTCAACTGGTGTTTTCACCACAATTATTGGTGCAGTGATAAGTCGAGTTGTAACAATTGCTGATGGCACATCCATCACAGTTAATGCTGACACAACCGACATGGCTACTCAAGCTAATACACAAGCAGCAGGTACGCTGACAATCAATGCTCCAACAGGAACGCCTGTGAATGGACAACGATTCATTCTGAGACTGAGCAGCACTAACGTGCAAACCTTCTCGTGGAACGCTGCATTCCAAGGCTCTACAGATATTGGTTTACCTAATGCATCAAGTGGTAGCGGCTTGTATGACTATGTTGGTTTCATATACAATAGCACTACTACGAAATGGCAAATGATTGCCAAGGTCTTTGGCTTCTAAGGAACTGACATGATTGACATTGTTTTTGAAATTAACGGCTTTCGTGATGCCCTGCACTTGGCAGATGACCACAGCTTTACTGACGCTGAAATTGAAGCAATGAAGCAGGCTCGATATGACAAGTGGGATGCATTCATCAAGAACCCTCCTGCG